ACAGCTCCTACACCACTCATCATTATAGCACCAATAGCGGCTAAAGCAGCTGTTAATCCTAACAATGCTACACCTGCCATTCCTATTGATTCCCAAGATACTGAAGCAAATTCTTGTAATGCTTTAGCGGTTACAAATAAAGCGGCTGATACTATTAACATAGCTGCGGCACCCGCAAGTACTTTTTTCATGTCAACTTTAGTAAGGAATCCAAATGGATTTTTTTTAGGAACACCTTTACTAGCGGCACCGGCAGCGGCACCTGCTTTATCGGTTTTCTTAAACATATTACTAATTTTATCTTGAATCTTATCTTTAAAATTAGCGGCTTTATCTTTTAGTTTACCAAAAAATCCTTCAGTTGTTTTTTCGCTAAAAGCGTCTTTAATAGAAAACCCTAAATCTTTAAATTTCTTTCTTAGGGCAACAACAACAAGTCCTAATCCTATTACACCGTTAGTAAACCCTCCTGTCTTTTCATTCGCAAAAGAAAGCATATTAGCAATCAAACCAAGAGGTGCTAATATCATAGCTAAAACATCAATAATAGGAGTCATAAATGTCATTAAACCAACAAATAAGTCTTTTACTTTTTCAGTTGCTGCTGCAAATTTATCTTGAGCAGAGAGCGCTTTAGCTTGTTCATATGCTTGTTCACCCATAGTTGAACGAATCTCATCAAGGGTTTTATTTTGCATTTCCTGTTTAAGGAGCATTTCACTCATTTCGTTACGACTCATACCCATCGCTTCAGCCATAGCTTCTTGTTGAAGAACATTCATTTTACCAAATGAAGCTAAGTCAACATTTTGTTTTTTAAGCTCTTCGCCTAAAGTAGCCATGTCATTGTTTAAAGCTGCTGCTCTAGCTTTTTCAAGGTTAAGCTGTCTGCCCGTTAACAATTCTGCCTTCATCTCATTCTCTATACTTTTTTCAAATGAGAGTAGCTCCTTTTGGGTTTTTTCCATATCTGCTAAGGTAGCGCCTAATTCTCTAGCTGCTATAGCGGCTTTTGCAAGTGCTTGAGGATTAGCAGCGAATGATGCTTGTAATCCTTTAGAGGATTTAGCAACGTCGCCTAATATATCTTTTACAGTTGCTGTAGTTTTACTGGTCTGTAACATAGCATTAGTGCTATCAAACATATTAGATGCTACAGTTTCAGTATCTTTGCCTTGTAGTCTGAATAACATTGTAAGGTTACCAGCTTCTTGACCAGCTAAGCCAATTCGTTTTGTTAAGTTTGTAAATGTTTCAGCTGACTGTGAGCTAATATCAAAGAACACACCTGTGGTTTCTTTAAGTTTAAAGAACGATTCTTGTAATTTTTCACTAGTAATGAATAAATCATTACTAGAACCAGCAGCGTTAGATAACTCATTGCGCATAGCTAACGCATTAGTATAACTAATACCCAATTCATTTTGAAGTTGGTTAGTTAATTGAGAACTTTTAAATAACGATGCTACTACAAGGTCATATAAAGTAACTTGTGCCCCAAGTAATTTATTTTTACCAGCAATTGCTGCCTTAGTGAGGAGTGATTGTTCTTTAGATTTTTCTTCAGCTTCTGCCGCCTCTTCTATAGCTGCTATAGATTTATCATAAATGGCATTTTGTCGCTGTAAAGCGGCAGTATTAGCTTTAGTGAATAAAACCTGTTGTTGTGTAGTACTTAATTTAGAAATATCTTGAGATATTAGTTCATCAGTAATTTCAGCCTGTTTTATTAAACCTTGTAGCTTATCTTCATTAAGTTGGCCGGTTTTTTCAGCGTTAGCTATTTCCTCTGTGATTAACTCATCTATTCGGGCTCGTTTTGCTACTAATTCTTCTGTTATTCCTACTCTATCTAGTTCGTATTTAGTAAGATCCTGAGTAAGAGTTGCTATTACCTGTTCAGATTTAGCTATAGTTTCATTATTTTGGGCAATTTGCTTTTGCATACTACCCACATCATTTAAGTTAGCTTTTTGATTTAATAGAGCTCTATTTATTTCTCTATTGATATTTAATACATTTTGGTCGGCAGTACTGCGATTTTTAGAAACGTCAAATGTCTCTTTAATAGAGTCTACAAGAGAGTTAGATAAACTAAGGTCTAGCTGTTTAGCTCGATTTCCTTCATTTATTAGACCAACAATATCTTGTCTTAATTTTTTTTCGTTTTCTAAATCCGCCATCTATAGAATTATTCCTATATAAATATAAAAAGATGTAAGGCAGTGTTAATCTGCCTTACTATCTGTAGTATGATTTCCCCAATCGTAATTTAAGTTTTCAAAGTTTTCCATAGCTTGTTGATCATTGCTTTGGTGTCCTTTAGATGCTTCTTCCTCTTTCTTATGAATATCACTAATTTTATTAATATAGTAACGTCTTAAGTAAACAGGCATGTTCCATACTTGTTCGAAACTGAATCCTCCCTTTCCCCAGTAGATAAGGTCGAACACCTCATCTAGAATAACTGGTTTATATCTGGAGGTCAGGCCAAAAGAAACTTACTCCGATGGGAATTTGGACGTTATTGACAACGGTACCGTCCTCTCCTTCGAAGTTAAACGTAAGATCTACGTCAGGTGACATATCCTTGATGTAGTTTCTTAACGCTCTAGAATCAACTGCAAGTAATTCTGTATCTACAAATTCTCTAATAGCCGCTTTATCGGTGTCACCATCAACAGCTACTATAGTATGCTTAAGTCTTGTAGTTAATTCAGCTTCTCTTCTCATTTTTCTTTGGTTCTTAAGATCGAGCTGAATATTGTTTTCGTCTCTTTGGGTAAGAAGTTTAAATGTAATTACTTTTTCTGAACGAGGTAATGTAAATTCAAATTCGTTTACACCAGGAGTTTTAATAAGGGATTCATCTATTTCCTTATCTTGCACCATAGTTAAGTCAACCATGACTTCTTCATCCTCACTAGTCGTAGGATTAGTGTAGTTAAACACATAATGAGGCCCATATCCATAGACCCGCGCCGCTATCAAAATAGCGTTTTTATCTCCAATTAAAATGTCGTTAAAATCGATAGGAGACACTATTAGTGACTCAAGTAATTTATCAATTACTACACCTGTTTTAATGTAAGATTGGTTTGTTAAGATGTCTTCTTCTTTAGCAGTCATATATTTTATTTCTATTTGACCACTACGAAGCATAGAACCGTCAGGGTATAAAAGACCTTTTGACGGCAGACCCACTACTTCAGTTTGTAACTTTTTTTCTGCCATATTATAACGTTTATTGTTGCATATACATATATGAGTAAATAGGAAGAGGCGCTAAAGGCGCCTCTTTCTTGTTGTATATTTTTGGCAATTAGTAGTTCAACACACAGTAATCCATTGCGAGGGTCATAGTGATTTGTTGGGCTGCATTAGCGGTTGACCAATCAGCATCTTGGAAATCAAGGCTCTTAATAAATGCACCTTTTAATGTCCATTGTTCAACAATGTCACCTACAGGACCTAAAGATTTAAATATTACATCTTTTTTATAAAAATCCTGGTAACCATCTCTACCACTTACAGTTTCGTGGTGAAGTCTAAACCAGTTCATTACTGCTTGAGCTCCTGATGGGTTAATTGGATCATATAATTCGCATGTAATATCAGCCCAAGAGACTCTACCCTTGAGTTTTCTTTGCATATTGATATGATCGATTGTAATTTCTTCAAAAGAAGGCTTGGGTCTGTCTGCTTTTTTAACGAGGAAAGCGGGGATACCGTTAATCTCAAATACGAATCTATTTTTTGTCTTAGGTTCGTAGGTCTTATAAAACATACTGACCTCTCCAGGTGCGTTGTTATCTACAAATAATGCCATTTTTTATTGCGTTTTAGTGTTGTTTATCGTTAATACATATATTAATCTGTGAAGGAGGCTCCAGTTGGTGTTAAAGTAAAGTCAATTATTATAAATTCAGCGGTTTTAGTAGGTTGAAGAAATACTTGACCAACTAATTGGTTGTTATCTATAACGTCTGGAGTGTTATTGCTATCATCCATTACTACACGGAATGCATATAGTCCTTGTCTTTGAATTAAGCTTTCTAAGTAAGGATTAGCTTGTTGTAAGAAACTTTGTCTTGTAGCTTCTGTGTTTTGTTCGAAAAGAACTGAATCAGCAAATCCACTAATAGTTTCTTTTACGTCAAGTAACATACGACGAACGTTTACTCTATCAAGTGCACTTTTAGCTGCTTGTAATGTTTTCTGACCAAATACTACAATACCTTGTCCAGGGAATGTGGCAAGTGGGTTAACTTTATTTGAGTAAAGTGTATCGCGAGTTGCTTTTGGTAATTTCTTTTCTACTCTTACAACGTTTGTAATGCCACCTCTTGTTAAACCAGCGGGTGCGAACCATGGGGCTGCAATACTGTCGTTTTTAGAGTATACACCAGGTATTACTGTTGATGCTGGGCACCATACATTTTTATTTAATTCAGCACTTCTAACAAGAACCCAAGGCCAGTAAGCAGCAGCAAATGAAGAATCAATATCAGCTGCCTCTCCTATTACATTAGCTGTAGTAGCACCGTAATCATGTAGGTCTACTACATAGAAGCAATCGCCTCTTCCTGTTACATTTTGTATAATAGTGTCTATAGTAGAAGCGTGGTGTTCTTGGGTAAGGCCAGGTACTACTAGGGTTTTAAACTTGTACTCTTCTTTATTTTTAAGAAGGTTTAAAACATCAGTATAACTTTCAGGTACTAATCCTTGAATCCTTTCAGCAGAAACACCGTTTTTACCATACAATGGGTTACCATCCATATTAGAACCAGCACCTTCCCCAAACGAACCGCTACCTGTGCCAGGTAATGCATTTGCATATCCAGCCTGAACAACACCATCTGTACCAATATATTCATATAGTGAAGAACTTACAGCAGAAACACGAACATATTGTGACATATTAGGAAATTCACCATTAGTGACTATTAATGGATTTTCAGAATCATTATTGTCTAAAGTTTGGTATTGATCACCTACTTTACGTGAAATGTAGTTAGGTGAAAGTGGGTCAAGTGAACATTCTGTAAATTGTTCTAATATAATAGGTTTAGCAGTAGTGTCATCGCCTCTTCTAATAATAAGAGTAAATGTACCCTGGGCTTCATTTATATTTTTAATTTCCCAACGAATATTATCTTTAGAACCACTAGCTAAACTACCGTTAGTATTGTGAGGCCCTTCACTGTTAAATACAGTACCTTTACCTAGGGTTTCGAGTGTAAAGGGACCATCACCCCCAGCCCCGCCATCATTAGGAGTAATTCGGCTACTTGTAGCAGCTGCCCAATCAGCAGATGAGGTTACTACTCTAGTAATTAAAGCAGATGAACCACCATTTTGAAAATAATTTTTAGCAGCTACACTAGTGTAGTACACATATGCCTGAGAAGCTGATTCCTCAGTAGTACCAAAAATGTTTTTAAATTCTTGGTAATTTCTAACTACAGTTGGAGTTTCAACAGGGCCTTTTACCGTAGGACCTACGATAGCCAATCCTGAAGGATCTGTAGGGGTTTGAATAAATGATCTATCTACTTCTTGGAGAAATACTCCTGGTGATAATATTGTTTCTGTTGCCATTTTATGTTAATTTGTAAGTTCTATATTAGTCAGTAAATGAGGCTCCTGTTCTAGTTAGAGTAAAGTCAATTACTATAAATTCTGCTGTCTTAGTTGGTTGTAAAAATACCTGACCTACTAATTGGTTATTATCAATAACGTCAGGTGTATTATTTGAGTCGTCCATTACTACGCGGAATGCATATAATCCTTGTTTTTGGACTAAATTTTCCAAATAAGGTTCAGCTTGTTGTAAAAAGCTTTGTCTGGTGGCTTCTGTATTTTGTTCAAATAATACTCCATCTGCCATTGCTCCTATACGCTGTTTAACTGTAAGTAATAGTCTACGAACATTTACTCTATCAAGCGCACTTTTGTCTGCTTGTAATGTTTTTTGACCAAATACTAATATTCCACTATTTCTAAAGTTAACTATAGGGTTAACCTTATTTGAGTAAAGTGTATCGCGAGTTGCTTTAGGTAATTTTTCTTCGACGCCAGTAACTAATCTACCTACTTTTCCTCTAGTTTCACCTGCGGGGGCGAACCAAGGAGCAGCAATACTGTCATTTTTAGAGTATACACCAGGAACTATAGTAGATGCAGGGCACCATATATTTTTATTTAATTCTGAACTAAATACTTGAACCCAGGGCCAATATGCAGCAGCAAATGAAGAATCAATATCAGCTGCTTCTGCAATTACTTCAGTTACTGAAGCATTATATGGTTCTAGATCTACTACAAATAGGCTATCACCTCTTTGAGTAGTATTATTAATTATAGTATCTATAGTGCCAGCGTGAACACTTTGGTTAAGTCCAGGTGCTACTAATGTACTGTATTTGTATTCATCTTTGTTTTTAAGAAGTGAAATTGCTACATCATAAGATTGTGTAACTAATCCCTGGATATTATTTTCTGAGGTTCCTGATGCCGAATTAAATCTGTTTTCTACTGATCCAGCACCAGTTCCTCCTAATACATTTCCTGTAGCACCTGCGAATCCACCGAAACCTGCTACAGGTAAAGATCCAGAATAAGAAACATCATTGCTATCTAGAGCAACATCGCCTGCATTGTTAATGTACTGGTAAGTTGGGAGGTTTACAGCTGAGACTCTTATGTATTTTGATTTATTCTCAAATTCACCTGTATCTGTTACTAAATAATCACCAGTACTAGCATCTAAATTTGCTGATTTATTCATATCACCTATTTTTCTAGCGATGTAATTAGGTGAAAGTGGGTCAAGTGAACATTCTGTAAATTGTTCTAATATAAGAGGTGAATTGTCTGTATCGTCACCTCGTCTAACGATAAGACTGAAGGTACCTTGTGCGTTATTGATGTCTTTAATTTCCCACTTTATAGCGTCTTTGTTACTAATTTCGTAAGTTCCATTGCTTTCTTTAGTAGGAATAGTACTTGTGTTGGTTGAGTTATTAAATACTGAACCTTGTCCTAATGTTTTCAATTGGAATGGAGCAGTTGTAGCTACGTTTTCAACCTGTGATGATGTTAAATTTGTTAAAGTAATAGTACCTGTTCCAGTACCTAACTGAGTAGCGTCAATAGTAATAACATTTCCAGCACTGTAACCTGAACCTTGTTGATTTACAACAATGGTATTATCAACAATAACATTACTTGCTACAGTAAAATCAAAAGTTACACCCGTACCGCCATTACTAGTAGTAGCTATATTAGTATAAGTACCGTCAGTAGCATCTGCCTCACCATCATTATCTACTGTAAAAGTAGTTGCTACAATTTGCCCACTAACTGCACCTACACTAGATGATATAGGAGTATTAGTGGCAGAAGTCCATGATCCAGATGCAACTCTGGTCATTATTGCTGAAGAACCACCATTTTCAAAATAGTTTTTTACTGCTAAATGAGTAAAATATTCTTCTTTTTGTTTATCATTTCTGATAGTAGTGCCAAATATTGCTTTAAATTCGCTGTAACTCTTAACTTCTGTTGGGAGATCTACAGGTCCTTTTGCAGCAGGGCCAATTATTGCTAATCCTGATGGATCAGTACTTTGAGGAATAAAAGAATTATCGGTTTCTTGTAGTAGAACCCCGGGAGATAAAAGTGTTTCTGTCGGCATTTCCTATATTTTTATTGTCTTGTGTAAACAAATATGGGGAACCCATAGTTGGTCCCCCATAAATATAAGAAAGGTTTGTAAGCCAGATATTTATTCCTCTACCTCTTCAACGTCAGTTGATACAGGAGTGAATTCACCTGTTTCTAAATTAATGCTACCTTGACCATATTTAGTGGTTAGGTCGGATACTAATTTAGTCTCACGGTTTTTAACTTCTTCTAAATTTACTTCAACGCGAGCTTTTTTATCTTCAAGCGCCATGCTTTCTATTTGATACTGCCCCGCTTGATAAACTACTGCGTTATAAAGTCTTTGGAGCTCTTTAACTTCTTGTAACTCCTCTTCACTGAATTTTACTGTGTCTGCCATAACTTTTATTTTTAATGGTTTGAATATACATATATGTTAATCTTAAAAAACGCAATTAAGATGGTGAAAAATTATAATGAACTTTTAAAGCAGGGCCATTACTATCTCTATTAAGTCCTATATCATAAGTTGTATAAACAGACTGACCAGTACCATCAGTAGTTGGATCGACATTAGTTTCTATTAAACCAGAGATAGTTGGGTTTATAGTTGAGTTGTGTACAAACCTACCTCCCAACCTACCTAATTTTATACTAAAAGTATCTGAACCATTTATATAGGAGGGTATAATTCTAGAAATAAATGAAGGGATATCTTCAGAAGCAAGGTGACTAAAGTTTTCGATAGTAGGTTCGCTGGGGTAAGTTTCGTTACTGCTAACGGGGGCATGTACGGTAAAAGCTGAATCACTAATTTGGGGGTCCCACCCAGGGGTCCCAAAAGAAGCAAGAAAGCTTACATTGGGTACAAAAAACCCTATTGATAGTTGGTAAGTTAAATCTACAGCAGGGTTACCTACAACAGAGGGGTTAGTAGCTAAAGCTCCCTTAACCATACGGCTATTGTAAGCGAATTCTACTTTTGTAATATTAGCATTTGAAGGTATAGCATTAGATCCCGTGAAATTAAATCCTCCTAATTCTACTGCTACAACATCAGTAGCAGTAGTTAATTTAAGTGTTGCTTCACCACCCCCATTGCTTGCTAAATTACTTTCATTTTGAACATTACTTGAGCCTAAGTTTTCTCCTGTTTCAGTAGCGGTAGTAGGAAATACAAAATCAGTAGTAAAAGTAGGAGAAGTCATTTCAATTTTTCCTCCTGAAAGAATGTGAACCTTATTACCTGTAATGTGTAATTTACTCATTATTGGGTTTTATTTTTAAGAAACGCTATTTATTGACGAAATATTTGCAATTGTTGTAGTATTAAAACTTGTTATACTTGCTTTTGCAATGCTATTTAATGATGTCAAATTTGCGGGGCCAGATGCTGCGGCTTCAGTAAATTCTAAATAGGGGGTTAAAGCCCAATTTATTTGCATAGCTTTATTGTATGCTGAGGTTGCCGCCGTAGCAGTAAAATCATGGTCATTTTCAATTACAGCACATATAAAATAAGAATTGCTTTGAACATCAGATTCAGCATCTGAATTTAAGGTCATACTAAAAGGGTTAGATGCAGCTCCTGTAATAGAATTAGAATAGGGGGTAGAAGTATCTATATTAGCAAACTCACTAGTTGCTAAGTTAGAATTACTTCCCCCAAATGCTGTGCTTTTTACTACTCTAAATCCTACACCCGCTGTTGTGCTAGTTCTAAAGTTAAGGGATAAACTTGAAACAGTACCTGTGATTGAAGAAACATCAAATGTAAAATATGCTCTACGAAGAGCGTGAGTTAAACTACCCCTCCCACTACTGGCTACATATTCTACAGATGATACTATATTAGTAGGGCTATTTACTACTGTAAAACCATTAGAAGAGCGTACTGTAGAAAAAGTAGCACTAGAAATGGATCTCATATATCCCCATTTAGTTGCGTTTACTGTTGCCATTTAGGGAGATAATAAGTTGTAGAGTTAAAATAACAATTTTCTGTTGGGGTTACATTATGTGTGTCATAAGTAACATCAGGGATATTATAGAAATTAGTAGCTGCAGGTTCGTTATTCCACCATGTAGCTACACCTTCTGCTTTCATTAGTGATGATAATGAAGAACTAAATTGGTCCATATCATTATCACCCCAAGTGTCATAAAATAATCCATCATAAGTAGATAAATCATTTTTAACATCGTACCAACTTCCAGTTACTATAGTTACATTTAATTTTCCTTGTGCCCATGCTTGTGCTTTTGGAATTATATCAGGGTGGTTTTCTATAATAGTATGCGAATTAATTGAATGTGATTGAATATATCCAGCCGATATACCCATACCAAATCCGATTTCTAAAATATCACCACCATTTTGGCAAATATAAACTGCCGAAGCTGACATAATAGAATCTTCCCAGTCCATCATTACCTGGAGTTCGACATCGTTCTCTAAGTAACAAATTTTGTTATCAGTAAAAGTTAATGTTTGATCTAAATAACTCATTATGCATGTACAATATGGTCGTTAGATGGGTTAAAGTAAATTATTCTACTACCACCATTAACACTATAACCTACTACTCTAACTATGTCACCAGTGCCACTTGGGGCAGTACCTGTTATATCTCCTGCAGTTGTAGAGACGTACAGTGGTGTACCTGTAGTGAATCCAGCGTATGCTGAATTTTGTATGATCCCTTTTACTAGGAAAGTAGGAGTATCATCTGCCACTGCTATGCCTAACATATTTGTAGCTGTACTTGTAGCATCAGCGTCTGCTTGTTCCCAGTTAATATCTAAATTAGATTGAGTCAAATAATATAATTCTCCTGCAACTATATTCCCATCAGTTCCGCTGGGGCCATTTCCAAAGGATACAACATCGCCACTATAATTGTTTGATGTAGTTGAGTATGCAATGGTTCGTGAGCGGACAAAAAGGTCTCCGCTTGCACTTATATTTGCCGAGGCTGTTACATCACCTACTAGTTTTACTTTATTAGCGGTTGGGTTACCTACTACTGCATTATCATCTGCATCAAATCCAATAAGATCGCGGGTTGCACCTCCTGATAATACTTGGGTAATTTGAGTATTATTAGTAGTTAATTTAATATCACCTGAAGAAACTACACCTGAAGTAGTTATTACACCGCTTGCACTTATATTACCTGAGGCTGTTATATTGCCATCTAATTGTAAGTTACCGGATTCATCTAAATTAGCTATTTCAGTATTATCATTTTTAAAACTAAATGATTGGCCTGTTTCATCATTGTCATCATCTAATATAAATGTTATATTACCATCAGATTTAATATCTAAATCTTGATCCGCAAGTCCCTTAAATACTAGAGACGCCACCCCACCAGCGCCTTCTATTTCGCCGGTGCCCAATGAAATATTATTTCCACTAGTGTTTACATCTCCATCAACTGTTAATGCGTCTAAAGTCCCTACTTGTGTAATATTAGTTTGGGCTGCTGTGGTAAGTGTTACATTAGCTATTTGGGCAGAACTTGATACTAATGTTTTAGCTGTAATAGTTTCATTAGCTGTAACACGTGTACTAAACGAAGAACTAGCAGCTGTGAATGAACCCGAAATTCCTGCTGCTGTAAGGGCTTTAACGGTTGCAATTTCTGCTAATTCAGAATCCATTAATGCACCAGCTGATTGAACATTAGATGTATTCGCAGTGAGTTTTGCGTCGTTTGCTATAACACGAGTACTAAACGAAGCGCTTGCTGCATTAAATGAACCCGATATTCCAGCTTTAGTTAGAGCTTTAACTGTTGTAATTTCAGTCAATTCTGAATCCATAAGGGCACCTGCTGCCTGAACATTAGTCGCATCAGTTACGTCGGCACTAGCTTCAATACCATCAAGTTTGGTGTGGTCAGCAGTAGTAAAGTTTTCATCAGTTTGTGAGGGTAGATTAGTTAAATTACTACCGTCACCCTTAAAAGCAGATGCAGTTACATCACCACTTGCACTTATATTGCCATGGACTGTTAGTTTTTCTCCAGGAGAATTAGTTCCTATACCTATTCTATCTTCACTAGCGTCTATATAGAAAATGTTTTGATTATTTTCACTAGCGTACTGTAAATCTACATTGTTTTGGTTTGCATTAAATATAAATTTATCTCCAGTATTAGCTTCAAAACTAAAACCCGTTGTACCTAAGTTCATAAATACATCAGTATCTAAAGTAGATGATATAGCGTTAGAGTTAAGATCTAATTGATCAACTATAACAGAACCAGTTACACTTATACTACCTGTAAATTGATGAGTGTCATCTTGTGTATCGCCAAAAATAGTTGAGCCACTACTAAATGATTGAGTTAAATG